TAATTAATTTAATAACGACAGTTATATTATACTGTTAAAAAGAAAAAAGTCAAGGACTATTTTATGAATTTTCATGATTCTTTAGTAAATTTATTTGAAGTGTATGTCGCAGAAAGCGAAAAGTTTGAGACAGGCAATAAAGCAGCAGGAACTCGCGCAAGAAAAGCACTTGCCGAGATTTCTAAGTTTTGCAAAGAAAGACGTGCAGAAATTCAGAACATCAAAAATTCTGACTAAATAGGTAATTAATTAGAGAAAAAGAAAATGGCAGAACCATCTAAAACAATTTTCAGCGATTTAGATCTTGGTTTTATTGCGCATCCAGTCACCAAGCAATTGGTTCGTAAGACTAATAGGGAGTCAGTAAAACAATCTGTCAAATCTCTTATTCTCACAGATTTTTATGAAAGACCATTTAAATCTAACATTGGTTGTGGGATTCGAAATTATTTGTTCGAACTGTTCACACCAATCACAAAACAACAAATGGAAAAGGCAATTCGTGAGGTAATTGATAATTATGAACCTCGCGCAGAACTTATCGATGTATTGGTTGAAGAACGCCCAGATTTAAATGCATTAACAGTTTCGGTTGCATTTTATATTATAAATGATCCGAACCCAATTGTATTAGACGTAATACTCGAGCGAGTCCGATAAATGGCAACATCAGCAAACAGTTACTTACAAGTTACAGAACTCGATTTCGAGGATATTCGTACGAACCTCAAATCGTATCTTTCCACACAAGATCAATTTAATGATTATGATTTTGAAGGTTCTGCGATGTCAGTCCTTCTTGATGTTCTATCATATAATACGCATTATAACTCTTATTATGTGAACATGCTTGCGAATGAAATGTTCCTTGATACTGCGCAACAAAGGGATTCAGTCGTTTCTCATGCAAAGTTATTGGGTTACACTCCAGTATCAGCGATTGGTGCATCTGCTAACGTTCAAATAACATTTACTGGTGTGGCAAATACAGTAACACAGTTTACAATTCCTAAGAATGCAAAATTCTCCACTACTGTTGATGATATTGAATACACATACGTTACTCCATCAGCGTACAAGGTGATAAATCAATCAAATACATTTACATTACCTATTACGATTAAAGAAGGTGTTCCTTTAACACATCGTTTTACTGTCAATGATAATAACCCACAAAGATATGTTATACCAAACGTTAATGTTGACACGACAAGCATTACAGTTTCTGTTCAAGAATCTGCTTCTGATACCACAACAACAGAATTTACTCGCGCAACAAATATTCAAACAATTTCTTCTGAAAGTAACATTTATTTCTTAGAGGAAGCATATGATGGCAAATATGAAATTGTATTTGGTAGTGGTTCTTTAGGTAAGGCACTTAGAAACAACAACATTGTAATTATTAATTATTTGGTTTGCAATGGGGATGCAACAAACGGTTCGTCAACATTTTCAGTTGATGACTTAGGTTCTATAAGTGTATCATATACTGCAGCGACTTTATCAACAAATACCACGTCAAGAGGTGGTCGACCACAAGAGACTACTGAATCAGTTAAGTTCAATGCCCCAAGACATTACCAAACACAAAACCGTTGTGTTGTTGATAATGATTATCAGAGAATTTTGCTTGCTGAAAATCCAGATCTACAATCGGTAATTGCCTTTGGTGGAGAACAAGCAAGTCCAGCAGTATATGGTAAAGTTTATGTTGCTGTTAAACCATATTCTGAGCAGTTTGCAACCGTTGCTCGTAAACAACAACTAAGAGAGTCTATTTTAGATAGAACACCATTAGCAATTGATCCTGTGTTTATTAATGCAGAATATACTTATCTTATTCCAACAATTACAACATATTATAATAAAACGACGACAACTTCTACATCTTCTCAAATTGAACAATCAATCAGAGATACCATCACTTCATTCTCAACAAATAATTTAGAACGTTTTGGCAACCGTTTAAGATACTCTCGTTTTGTTCGTGCGTTGGATAATATCAGTACAGGGTCTATTCTAAACAACGATGCAGCGATAAAATTAGAAAAGCGTTTCGTTCCAAATACACAAAGAGCAGAAAAGGTCACAATCAATTTCAATAACCCTCTTAGAACTTCTACACTAGCATCAACACAGTTTACTTTCCAAGGGTTTTTATCTTATCTTGATGACGATGGTCTTGGCAATGTTAGGATCTATCGATTTGACGACAATCGCCAGAAGGTAACAATTCAGGCAAATGTAGGAACAATTGATTATACCGCAGGCACAATAGAAATTGAAAACTTTAATCCAACGGCATATGCTGGTAATGAAGTTAAAGTAAATTGTACACCAGACAGATTAGATATTATTCCTGTTCGTGAACAGATTCTTATTATGAATGCCTCGGATGCAATAATTACTTTAGTTGGTGAGTCTGACTAATGGCAGTCAATGATAAGTTATCAACGCTTGTAGCAGAACAGTTTCCTGATTTTTACAAGGAAGAAGGTCCAAAATTCCTTGCATTCATGGAAGCATATTATGAGTATCTTGAAACGACAGGGAAGATGACCGATGCGATTCGCAATCTACAATCCTATCAAGATATATCAACAACAACGGATGATTTCTTACAGTATTTTATTACCACATTTTTGCCTAACGTTCCTCTTGACATTGCGGCAGATAAAAGATTATTTGTAAAAAATATTATAGAAGGCAACCTTGCTCGTGGAACTCTTGCAGCATACAAACTGTTGTTCCGCGCACTGTACAATGAAGAAGTTGAATTAAATTATCCATCAGACCAAATCCTAAAAGTTTCTGATGGCGATTGGCGTAAAGAAAGATATCTCGTTTCCTCTTATGATCCTACCACATATAACTTTATTGCTAAGACAATTGTTGGAACAGAATCTGGTGCTCAGGCACTTGTAGAAGATATCATCCGCAAAAATATTCGCGGAAGAGACATTATGCAAATTCTTGTCTCTAACGTTCGTGGTGCATTTAATGATCAAGAACCAATTCGCTTATTTTCTGACACTCAAGCAGAAGGACATACAACGATAGTTGAAGCAGGTATTGATGGTGTCACCATTCTTTCTCCTGGAGGTGAATATCGTCAAGGTGATGTTGTCAATTTGATTTCTTCAGACAAAGGTGATTTTGGTAAAGTTGTTGTCACACAAACTCAAGATCTTGGTGGTACATTAACATTCTCTTTAACCGATGGTGGTTCTGGTTATACTGCTTCAACAGATCCAGGTGGTTCAGTCATTGAATTTATTGGAGGGGATGGTAGTTCCCCTGCTTCATTCCAAATTGGACAAAACGATATTGTTGATACTTTTGCTATTGCTATTAATACAAATTTAATATCGTCAAATAATGTGTTTGGTTCTCTTGCTCCAACAGTTCAATTTGCAAATGGTTCTTCAGGGCAGATGAGTATTTTTGCAAATACTATTTTGAGTGCAGCGGATTATGGATTCCCAGAAGCAGCAGAAGAAGTAACCAATAGAAACTATCGCGATCATGCCAATGCAATTATCAATTTGGCAAACACATATACCATCAGTGTTGGTGCTTCATTATATGGTAACACATCAAGTGCAAACGCAACCGTTTTAGAAATCGTTGATGCTACGGCAGGTGATGCTTGGTTCCGAGTTGACACGTATCGCCAGTTTACGAACGGTGAGCATGTTCATATTAGTAACACGACAGGAACTGATATTGGGACGGTAAATTCTTTCCAAGGAAATACGATTGGTTATCATGTAGCACAAATTGGTTGGATAGCAAATACATCAATTTCTCCTTTAAATGACGGCGATGAGATTGTTGGTCGCACATCAGGTGCTTTTGGTGTAGTTAAAAAAGTTGTTGCCCTAACAGCGAATGGTTACTCGCGTGGAGCAGGTGGTGCTGATGACAGAGACTTGTACACGGTTCAAGTCACAGCAAATAATACTGCTAACCTAACCTCTCAGTTTGATACTGGTCCAATGAAACGTTTCTTAGAAAACGAAGGATTACGTCTAGTTGGTGCGAATACTACGGTCGGTAATGTTGTTTCGTCAACTTCTAATTCATCAATAGAAAATATCTACACTCGTCTTTCCGATGCGTTTAATTTTGAGTCAACAACTTTTGGTACGATTGCTTCCCTCTCGCTCCCTGTTGGTGGTTCTGGATACACTGTTGCTCCACAAATCAGAGTTAGAGAAAATGATATTGCAGCACTTGGTGTGGGCGAGCAGTATATTACTCTACACTCTAATAATATAAATTGGGGATCAGGTAACTCATCGTTCACTAAACTAGACACGAACGATAAACTCTCGCAAGCAAATACTGGTGCTTCTGGCGAAGTTAAAGGTGGTTCTGGACCAAATCAATTGATTTCTTCAACGGTTTTGGCAAACGGCACATTCGAAATGATTGTTCGTGTTTGGCAGGATCCTTTACAGAGAAGACCAGGAAATATTCAATTCGCGAATAATCAATTTGTAGATTTAGAAATCTACGATTCTTCTCATGTTTTTGGTGAAGTAGATACTCGTACTCCAGCAGATTATGCAACTGCCAAAATCGTAAAAATTCAAGACGAAGGTATTTTGGGTGAGAATGCAGTTATCACTGCAGGGGTTGGTGCCAACGGCACAATTACTGGATTGCGTGTGCTTGACTCTGGTTTTTGTTATCGCGATAATGAAATCGTACTTTTACAGACTCCAAGTAGAAACTTGGGTACTTCTGCTCGAGTGCAGATCTCTCTAGGAGATGTGGCGAACTCAGAGGGGTATTATGCAACCTCAAGAAGTCAGTTGGACACTTTGCGTGGTTATATTCAAGACGGAAGATTCTATCAAGAATTCTCTTATGAACTTGTTTCACCAATATCATTAGATCGTTATCGTGACTATGCTCTTGAGTTGGTGCATCCTGCAGGACAAGGACTATTTGGTCAGTACAGAACACAATCTAACGCAGATATTACTGTTTCTGCGACCAGTGTAAATAGAAAAAGAAGTATGGTTGATGGAACAGTTTCTATTAATAATGGTTCGTTTGATGTTACAGGTTCAGGCAGTAACTTCACTTCAGTTTATGCTAACGGTGAAGTTATGGTTATTGAAGTTGCACCAAAAGAGTTCTATCAAATTCCTATAAATATAGTATCAAATGATACAACAGCAAACCTAACTATTGCATGGGCGAATACTAACCTTTCTGGCGCAAATGCTTACTACTATACGGGATCAATATCATAATGGCAACTTATAGATACGCAACGAAAGATTTATCTATCACATCTGCGGAAGCATTTTTAGAATCAGTCACTACTGACACTGTAACTAGCGATACTTATTATGTTGTTTTAGGTAATGTATATCCTTATCCAAACGAACCAACACCAGTAATTCCTGAAGACAATGAACAGTTCTTACATTATGAAGCACATCGTCAGTTTATTGGTGGTAAGAGAATCGATGCGAATGATGTTTCTCATGTAATACCTCGTTACAATTGGACTTCTGGTACTGTATATTCAATGTATCGAGATACTGATGAAGATATGTATGATCGTCAGTTTTATGTGTTAACAAACGAATATAACGTCTATAAGTGTTTGTATAATAATAAAGGTGCAGCGTCCACAATTAAACCAACAGGATTTTCAACTTCATCGTTCACAACTTCTGATGGGTATACTTGGAAGTTCATGTATTCAGTTTCACTTGGTGACGCTGACAAATTTATGACGACTGTACATATGCCTGTTAAGTATATTGCTAACACAACAGGAGATGGTGGGATTGAATCTGATCGCCAACTTGCAGTTCAGAATGCAGCAGTAAACGGTGCAATTAACATTGTAGAAACAGTAGAAGTTGGTTCTGGTTATGCTCAGGTTGCAAACGGTGTTGTTGAAGCAGGTGGTAAATTTACTTTAAGAATTTCCGGAGATGGCGCGCCATCTCCAATCGATAACTACTACAATGGTTCTTCAGTATATGTTATCTCTGGTACAGGTTCTGGTCAACTACGTCGAATCACTGATTATGCTGGTACAACAAAAACACTAACTGTTAATACAGCATTTGCCACGGTTTGTAATACTGATTCTCGAGTTATTATATCACCAACAGTTACAATTATTGGTGATGGTGCAGGGGCAAAAGCATATACTCGGGTTGATCCTACCACAGGAGCAATTGCCAACGTATCAGTAATTGATGTTGGTTCTGGATACACTAGAGCAAAAGCATTGATTACTGCTAACTCTATTCACGGTGCTGGTGCAACTGCTAACGTTGTCATCTCACCAGTTGGGGGTCATGGTCATAACCCTGTTCGGGAACTCTATGCTGATAAGATTATGTTGAATGTTCAGTTTAATGGTAGAGAAGGTGTTTCTGCTAACGGCAACGGTTATATTCCCTCAAACACAGAGTTTAGAACAATTAGCATATTGAAAAACCCTATATTGAAAGTTGATGCAAATAATAATACCATAAGCACTGAAAGAGTTGCAAATACAACGAACAGTCCCAGCACTTTGCGATTTACGACAAGATTGCAAATTTCTTACTTACAGATGGACGGATCAACTCCGGTTAATCCATTAGAAGTCAGAGACATTATTACTAATGAACGAAATAGACTGAGAGCAGAACTTGGTACACTAGAATTTGTAACGGAACTGTCGCCAATAAAACGTGCTAATCAAGCACTAGCAAATGCCGTCCAAGGTGCAAATGGTAACGTAGTTTATATTCGTGATGATGAGACAGAAACTGATCCATCCTTCTATGTTGCATACCTAAATAACGTAGACAGTTATAGTAATTATGCTGCTTTCACCAAAGATGATGTAATTTTGACCAGCGAAAGCGAAGAAAAAATTGCAACGGTGGAAGCAATAAAAGGTCCAGAGGCAAATACATACTCTGGAGAAATCGTCTATATTGAAAACGTGCAAGCAGTTGAGCGCGATCTCGATCAAGAAGAAGATATTAAAATCATTTTAGATTTTTAAAGGTAGAATAAATGGGCATCGAAACCAATCTTAACCAAAGTCCTTATTTTGATGACTTTAATGAGAACAAAAACTTTCACCGAGTTCTGTTCCGTCCAGGGTATGCAGTTCAAGCAAGGGAACTGACTCAACTTCAAACAATTCTTCAGAATCAAATTGAACGATTTGCTAATGAAGTTTTAGTTGATGGGACTGTCGTATCTGGTTGTGGTGTGAAAGTCAATGGTATTGACTTTGTTAAGTTGCGTGACAAAGACGCAAATAACAGAGTAATGTTGCTTGGCGATTTTTATTCTAGTGGGGTTGTTGCTAATGCGGTTATCACTGGGGCAACAACAGGAATTACTGCTCAGTTAATCGATGTCGCTGAGGGTTCTGAAACTGCTGCTCCAAACTATCTTACTCTTTTTGTAAATTACACAAATGCAGGTTCAAACAACACAGTTAAAACATTCGCGAATAATGAAGTTCTTCTCGTTCGCCAACGTTCTAACAGTGAGTTTATTGTTGCTGCCAACACGATTACTGCAAATGCTTGTGGTTTAGGTTTGCGTGCTACTGTGAGTGATGGTATCATTTATCACAAAGGAAATTTCATTCGCGTAACTCCTCAAGGAACTATTGTCGAAAAATATAGCACAAGAGCAACTAAAGCACTCGGGTTTGTGACTCGTGAAACATTAATTGATTCTAACCAAGACTCCTCTTTATTAGACAATGCTTCTGGTTCAACTAACTTCTCTGCTCCAGGAGCAAATCGACTCAAACTTAGTCCAACGTTATCAGTTAGGGCAATAGACACAGCAAATACTACAACATTCTTTACCGTCGCAAATATTGAAAATGGAATCATCACTCAGAAGTTTACAGACTCAACATATTCTGATATCGGACAATACATTGCTCAAAGGAATTATGAAACAAGTGGGAACTATGCAGTAGAACCATTTAATATTCGTATTCGCGAACACTTAAACTCTGGTTCTAATTTAGGAAAATATGATTCCGACTTGGGTAATGTCAACAAACTCGTTGCTGAGGTTGAAAAAGGTATTGGATATGTAAATGGCAACAGGGTATCTTTAGAATCTTCTGCATTCAGAAGTTTTGATAAAGCAGTTGATTATGAAGTAAAAGATGCTCGTGTAATTGGTCAGGCAATTGGTCATTACGTTATCTGTGATGATGTTGTTGGTACTTGGGACATGCAAGGTTTACGCGAAGTTACTCTTTATAATTCTGCTCAAGACGGTGCTACTGGTTTGAATTATGGTGCTCAATCAGCATCTGGTTCATCAGTTGGTACTGCCAAGATTCGTGGCATTCAATATGAATCAGGAACTCCTGGAACTCCAACTGCTCGTTTTAGAATTTATCTGTTTGACATTCAAATGGATTCAGGAAAATCATTTGACTTTGATGTTAAAGGGTTATATATTAACAATACTTCTGGTCCAAAGTCAATGGCAGACGTTCTTGTTGTTAACGGTAAGCGTCTACAAGAAGCAGGACTTAACTCTCTGGTTTTCCCATTCTCTCAGTCAGGTACAAAAACACTGAAAGATGCTGACAATAATGTTGATACACAGTTCGTATTCAGAACAGAGAAAACTGTAAGTTTTAGTACTGCAGGTACTGCAACAGTTTCTGCAAATACTGCACACGCTGGCGGCACTGAAACTCTTAACGATACAGGTAGTCCTTTAACAACTGCCGATGAAAGGAATGTTTTGGTTGTTGCTAAAACGGCAGCAGCAACATCACCAATGACTGGTTATATTTCTGATACTTCTGGAACGACTGTTACTGGTGTAGGAACTTCTTTCCTAACAGCATATCAAGTTGGTGACTTGATCACTATTATTGATTCTCCTGAAGAAACTGCGCGTGTAGTTACAGTAACTAATGATGCATTGATGACAGTAGCACAAACTTTATCTACTCGTACTGGTGTTACATTAGGGCATAAAAAGTCATTCCCAACAGGGTATATTTTTGACCTTGCTGCAAACGGAACTATCAACTCATCTTCTACACAGTACACCATTGATTTAGAGCAAGCAAACCTTGCTTCTACATTCACTGCCTCGGTTTACTTTAACGTGTTGCGTTCTGACGCTGTTCAAACTACGAAGACGGTAAACAAAGACAAGTATGTCCATATCAATACAGGTTCTCACTCTGCTAGTGATTCTGGACCATGGTCACTAGGCGTTTCTGATGTATTCAAGATTCAAAATGTTTACCTTGGAACAAATACGACTGTAACGTCAAGCGATACTGATGTAACTACACATTTTGAACTAGACACAGGAATGAAAGATGGTTTCTATGATACCTCGTATTTGAAGAAAAAGTCAACATCTTCTCTAAACACAACCAATAAAGGGTTGTTAGTTAAATTAAGTTACTTTGGTCGTGACCGTTCTGCAGGTATTGGTTTCTTATCGGTTGATTCGTATCCTATCGATGATGCAAACACTGCAAACTCCTCAGCAATCACAACTTCTGAGATTCCACTGTTTAGATCACCAAGAACAGGTAAGTATTACGATCTGCGCGATTCTATTGACTTCAGACCGATTCGTCAAAACACAATTACTCCTTCTGCTAATGCAGTAGCAGTACAGACTCCAAGCATTACTAACCCTGATGCAAACACTTCATTCAGTATTGATTCTGATGGTGCTTATTGCCCAACTCCTGACGAAAACTTCCAGACTGATATTCAGTTCTACTTGCCTCGTCGTGACAGAATCGTGATAACATCAGAAGGAAGAATTGATGTTATCAAAGGTGTTCCTTCATTGAATCCGAAAGCACCTGAAGAAAAAGCAGGGTCAATGACTCTTGCCACTTTAGATATTCCAGTTTATCCTTCACTTTCTCCTTTTGTTTCTAGACAAAATGATCGCCCTGAGTATCAGGTTCGTTTGTCGTTAGAAAATAATCGTCGATACACGATGAGGGATTTGCGTACAATCGATCAAAGGGTCAAGAACCTCGAGTATTATTCTTCACTAAACTATCTTGAAAATAGTGCTAGAAACAAACAAATTTTTGGTAGCACTGGATTAGATCGATTCAAGAATGGTTTCTTGGTAGACAATTTTGATGGACACAACCTTGCTGACACATCGAAAGTTGGATATCGTGCAGCAATCGACAGGAACAATACTGTTCTTCGCCCAAGTTTTACACGTTCAGATATCGGATTTACAAAAGACTTATCTTTAACATCAACAAACTTGACGCAAAAAGGTAATATCATCACGCTATCACATACTGATTCTTTGTTGTTGAATCAGCGGTTCGCATCAAAACAAAGAAACTGCGTGCAAGAACTTCAGTTTAACTGGTATGGTGAAGTTCTGATTAATCCTCCAATGGACAACACACCAGACATTACAACGTTGCCTGATATTCAAGTTGACTTTGATGGTATGTACACTGCTATTGAAGAACTTGCAAGAGTTGCTGGTGTCACAATTGGTACTGACTGGGGTCGGTGGAGAACAGTTGACGAGTCATCAACAACGGACACATCGGTTGGCACAAGTGTTGGTGTTGCAACATCTGGTCGAACTACGACTACAACCACTACGACCACAACAACAGCAGTTACAACAACACAAACTGATCAAATTCGTAACGGAATCAAAACTTCTATTAGTCCATCAAATGAAACATTCAGTATTGGAAACTTTGTAGAGAACGTGGCAGTTAGGGATTACATCAGATCGCGTAACTTAGAGATTACTGGTGTACGTCTGAAACCGAATACTCGCGTATATCCATATTTTGATGAGGAATTGGTAACTGGGTATGTGACTCCTGCAAACAGTTCGTTTGCGAATACTGGGGTTGAGGGTGGTAACCTTGTTACAGATAGCACTGGTACGCTATACGCAAACTTCCGAATTCCTAATGATGATAATCTGAAGTTCCGAATTGGCACAAAACGTTTTGAATTCAGAGATGTTGCTAATACACAAACACAATCATCGTTGATCACAACGTCTGCTCATGGAGACTATACAAGCATTCCTTTAGACGTCACACAAAGGGGTTCTTCAGTCAACTTGGTTGTTCCACAGTTATCTAAAAACCGAATTTCAGACAAAAGAACACTAACTTCTGTGGTGACTAATGTTTCTGTTGACCAAAGGGTCGAACTTTCAGTTGCAGAGTTACAGAATGATAGTGGCAATAGAGATGATGATAACAGTGAACCAGGACGAGGGAGAACAGAATCCAGTGGATTCACTGGATGGGGTTGTGACTCAGATCCTTTATCACAAACATTTACGGTCTCTGCTGGAGATACAGAGGGAATATTCCTTACCAAGATGAATCTTTTCTTTGC